TTTAATTTCCTCCTATTCGTGGTAAAATGAGCACATAAAAAGTTTGATGTGGTAGTCACCTTTTTATGTGAGAGTATTGGTAGTACTCTAAATCTTTCCTGGATGTTGGTAGCGTCCAGGATTTTTTTTATAAAAGAAAAAGCTACCGAGATTAACTCAGTAGCTTTCAATAAATCGGCGCTAAGGCCATAATGTGAATCTAATCGGCGCTAAGGCCATAATTCAATTATATCTTAATTGAAAAATACTGAATTGTCAATTCTGTTGTTTCTCTTTGGTTTGTGTAAAAGCTTCTATGATGCCTTTATCGATTTTATCCATAACACTATCAGGAGCTTTGATTCTTTTGATTGGATCCAGATGATTCATAGGGTTAACAATCTTAGATTTATCTATCGTTGTGATTTGATAAATATTGGCATAGGAAGATTTTTTGATATTCTTATATTTATTTTCAAGGTCATCAAAGTATTTGATATTATCAAAATATGCCTTAAGATCTCTACCAATCTGATTAAGCTCATCTAGTGTAGTTGTATCATCTTTTTGTATTCTTTCGGCTTGGATCTTAGCCTTCAATAAAAGCTCATAGTAATAGTTCTTTTCTCTTAGCAACTCAAGAAAAACACTGTCGCTGATACAACTTCCAATAGACATTAAGTGGTTTCCTGATTTTGAAGTTAATGGAACTACTGTTAGCGTTCCTATATAAGGCTGGTCCCTTTTTGTGATAACTATTGCATAATGTATCCCTTTAATTTCATATCCAGTTTGTGGCTCAAATTTTACTTGTATAATTTGCCCACGTCTGTAGTATTTAAACTTTTTACTTTCACTCATTTGACTGTTTCCTTTCTAAATAAAGCAGAACTACCAATTGCAAAATATTGTGTATGAGCATTCTTATGTATATGGCCAGATTCGTCTAAATATATGTATACCTTCATTAAAATCCTATCCCTCCGTTTTATAATCAAAATAAGATATAATTACATACCTAAATTACTTATTATCCTTCTTCACTCTTTCGTATTCCATTTGTGTGACTGTATCCACTGTGTGTTGGCCTTTGTCGTCTAAAACACGGTATATGTCCAAGTGTTCACGCTCGTGATCAGTAAGAATGTAAGAATCATTTTCTAGATCTTCCCATCCCATAAGATATTGCGGAGTACATTTAAGCACCTTTGCTAATGGCGGGACAATATCGGTAGGTAATTTTTTTATACTCTCCGATTCATACCTCATCACAGTAGTTTTATTAACTCCTAGCGCATTTGCAACATCTTCCAATGTCAATTTCAATTGTAGTCTTCTTGATTTAATTCGTTCTTGTATTGTCTTCATGTTTACAAACCTTCTCATTTCTAATCTAAGTATAAAAAGAAAATTGCAAAAAAGCAACAAAAATCGTTGACATAATGCAACGAGGGTATATAATATTAATGAAGTTGCAAGAATGCAACAAGAAAGGAAGGAGCTATATGAAAGTGAATGTAAAGTTGTTAGAAGAAGAAATGGATAAAAAGCATGTATCTGTATCAGAATTGGCAAGAATGAGCAATGTTGATAAGTCTACAATAAGTAGATTGTTGAATGAACAGAGAGCTTGTTCGATTGCTACAGCTCAAGCCGTAGTACAAGCATTGGATATTCCGTCTAAAAAAGCAGGCCTTATTTTTTTTAGTACGGAAGTTGCATAAATGCAATTTAAAAAAGTTTAAGAATACTACCAACGACTACCACAGAAATTAAATAGCATAAGATTGGTGCGGTACTTGAGGATGGAGGAAATTATATGAGAAAAGATGAATCATCAAAGATTCTATCCAATGAATGGAAAGAACTTATTGTTGAGGATGAAAAAACAAAAGAAAAACTAGTCATTATCAACAGTGACGGTGTTGAAATAACTAGTTCTCATTTAAGCGTTAGATTGGTTCCGAAAGCAAGAAGCAATCCAGATGAATTAAAGGTACTTGCTAAGCCTTTGCAAGAGTACTTAACAAGTCACTTTAACCCTATGTGTTTTGTAGTTGTAGATGTAGACAGAGTAACTGTTGTAAGCAAAGAATTGTCTACTCCAACAGATTAAAAAAGTATGCTCGTGGCATACAAAGGAGAATATATGCAGATTACAGTAATTCGAAAATCAGACAATTCAGTCATCACTCGTATCTTTGAGGATGAAGAAGGAATCAAAGAGATCACAGATGATGATTATGAGGTCTTAATTGAAAAAGACTCGAATTAACGAGTCCCTATTTATCAAAAAAACTCTCTGGTCAGTACTTGAGGTGTTGCTTCGAGAGACTAAGAAAATCTCTTATACATAAACCTGCTAGTTTGTTCGTTCAAGTCCAATCGAATCCTGGATCAGTGCTCTACAGACCTTATCACATGCAGTTATTCAGGAGTAGATTGATTCAAAATAAAACCCCTTAAATTTTCTAGCAGAATACTGTTTGATACAAAAAAAAGAAATATCTCTTTTCGCAAAAAACAGATATTAGACTTAGTGGTTTGATCACAAAAATGTACATATAGAAAAAACTATAATCTAGCATAACAAAAACAGCATTTTATTAAAGAGGTGAGTACAGCCTCCAAAACTACTTAAGTATACACTTACAAAATATCGTTAAAGATATCCCCAATAACTGAAACGATTAAAAAATCAAATTCCAAAGTCTATGAGTATCAATACAGTGAAGTGGCACCTCAAGTGCTGCACCAGAACGGAGTAGAACATAGTAAAACGTAGTAGAAACGTAGTAGAACGCAGTAGAAAGGAGTAGAACATGCAAGAATTATTACCTATTGGAAGTGTCGTAGTTCTTAAAGAAGGAACCAAGAAGTTGATGATTATCGGAAGACTTCAAGCGAATCCTAAAACAAAGAATCTCTACGACTATGCAGGATGTCCATGGCCGGAAGGTTATATGGATAAAGAACATTGTTACGTATTCAATCATGAAGACATTGATCTTCTTTATTATCTTGGAATGCAGGATATTGAAGAGTTCAATTTCAGATTCAAATTGGATGAAGCAATCGAAAAAATAGAAAGTGAAGGATACAAACATGCCAAGAGCAAACACAACAGCCAACAAAGCAACAGTTAAGAAAGCGGATCAAGTGATGGAGAATCAATTGGAAATTCCTGATTTCAACTTTGGCCAGCCAGTCAAGGAACAACCAGAAGTGAATGTCCAGGTCATCTTTGAAAAAGGTGGAATCGACAAGGATGAAAAGGATGATCTATTCATTATGTATGCATTCGCAATTATTATCACAGTATTGAACTTTATCCTATTGTACAAACAAGTCTGGTAAAGAAAGGAGAATCCTATATGGAATTCAATGGAACAAAGGTGCCAATCGATGCGGCAGCAGCTGCATTGCATGTTACGCAGGATTTCATTCGTATTGGAATGCAAAAGGGTGTACTTCCAATTGGATCGTGTTTCAAGATGGATGGATCCACTAGAACGGTTTATTACATAAGCCCTAAATTGTTATATGACTACTCAGGATATGCTTATGAGCCGGCAATAAAAAAAGACCACTCATGTGAAAGTGGCCAATCAAAAAACTAACAAATTAATTATATACATATAACTCAAATCTTGCAACCTGGGTATTGCCAAGTGACGTGGTCTGCTAGAAAAAGGATCATTCTTTTCATAATAGATCGATATTTCAATACCTTCTTAAAAAATTTGTCATAAATAATGCAAGCACGTCAAAAAATCCATAATTGTAACTGGTAAAACTTCCTAAGATAAAGCAAAAAAACACGTTTGAATTTGGGCATAAATAATTAGCAGACTGCGATATCCAGGTTGCAGGGTTTGAGTAACAGATAAAAAGGAGAAAATCAAAAATGAAACAATTTGTATTGAAAAAAAGTGGGAATGAATTCGATGAAGAATCGAAAAAATATAGTGCAATGAATGACAAACTAAACGAGCTTTATGAAAAGCTGCAAGGTGATGTATCGGAAGAAGAGGGTGACGCAATTATAGAAGAATTTCAAAACCTCATTAAGAATTGCGGAGCAGCATTTGAATTGAGAGTGATTCCTGGATTTGATAGTCCGGTTGTAACTGGTGAATCCAAAGCCGGTGCTTTAATCTTTGGAATTACCACAAATATGAAGCCTGATCTAATCACTGAATGCTTCAAAGCGTGTACGCAGGCTTTTTCCAAAGAGCTTGAAAGACAAATCAACATGAACAAGGTTGATCATCAGATTCGTTAGGAGGAGACATCAATATGGAACAAAAAATCAGAAGTTATTGCGATATCAACAACGCAAATAAAAGAGGTAAGTGCTATGTCCATTAGAGCAGGCAGATACAACACGAAGCTGCATAAGTATGAAGATGTTCTTCTTCCTGATGAATGTAGAACGTATGAAGATGATATGGAAAAGATGGTGCCATGTGCACAATGTGGAAGATTACACAGATATGGCGAGATGTACACATCGAGAGAAGTACAGACTGCATACGGATTTGGATATGCAGTCTGTAGAGAATGCTCTACGATGATGAAATGGACAGATTTCTAGCGGAGCATCCACCATTCAAGGAGGAATAGCAATGCCATTCTTTAAGGATATCGATGACTGGAGAGAATGGAACGATAATCGTTACATTGATGATTCTGGTGAACCAGAAGAAGAAAAAGAGGATGAATCAAATGAAGATGAATAAAGTAATCAAACATAGATTGCCAGCTACTCATGAAGAGTGGCTGGACAATCGTCTAAAGGGAATTGGTGGATCTGATGCCGGTTCCGTTCTAGGCATGAACAAATACAAATCGGCTTATGCATTGTGGTGCGAAAAAACCGGCCGAATCCATAAGAACATTGACAATGAGCGTATGCGATTTGGTCGAGATGCGGAAGCTTATGTGGCCAGACGTTGGGAAGAAGAAACCGGTAAGAAATGTCGAAAGAGTGGATTTTCTTTTCAATCTGTAGATCATCCATTCATGTTGGCCAACGTTGACAGATTGGTTGTTGGAGAGGATGCAGGTCTAGAAATCAAGACAACGTCTGAATACAACAAGGATATATATTCGAAAGGAAATATTCCGCCTCAGTATTATGCACAGTGTATGCATTATATGGCGGTTACCGGACTTTCTAAGTGGTATATAGCTATTTATATTCCAGGAGTTGACTTGTACTGCTACGAGGTTTTAAGAAGCGATGATGAAGTCAATGCACTGATCGAGCAGGAGAAAGAGTTCTGGAACTGTGTGGAGAATGACATTGAACCGCCAATCGATGGTTCGGATTCTACTGCACAAGCAATCAGTGAACTTCATCCAGTAGAAAATGATGAAGATAGCATCGTGGATCTAACTCCATTGCAGACTGAACTGGATGCATTGAAGATGGTCAAAGATAAAATCAAGGAGCTTCAGGATATTCAAAAGAAACATGAGAATGAAGTTAAAAATTACTTAGGTGATTCTGGTATTGGAACATCTGACAAGTTCAAAGTTACATGGAAAACATCGGTATCAAATACATTCGATACTAAAGAGTTCAGAAAAGATGAGCCTGAACTTTATGATCAATACTTAACACAGAAGAAAATGAGAAGATTTTTAGTCAAAGAACAGTAGGAGGATAAATACATATGACAACAACAAATCAACAAGGAATGATTGCGAAGACGCAGTCGAATAAAGTGGCCAAAAAACAGCCACAAACAATTAAAGATTACATTTCTGTGATGTCAGGAGAAATCGCAAAAGCATTGCCTAGTGTGATGACTCCAGAACGATTCACGCGTATCGCATTATCTGCAGTATCTAATAATGCCAAGCTAGCATCATGTACTCCACAGTCATTCTTGGCTGCAATGATGAATGCTGCACAATTAGGATTGGAGCCAAACACTCCGTTAGGACAAGCCTATTTGATTCCATATGGTGGAGCTTGTCAGTTCCAAATTGGTTACAAGGGATTGATTGACCTGGCATATCGTTCAGGCGAAGTCAAAATGATTGATGCGCAAGTCGTTTATGAAAATGATGAGTTTGAGTATGAACTTGGAATGGATCCAGTGCTTAAACATAAACCTGCAAGAACAAATCGAGGCAAGCCAATCTATTATTACGCTACATTCAAATTAGTGAATGGTGGCCAAGGATTCCAGGTCATGTCGTATGAAGATGTCTTAGAACATGCGAAAAAATATTCAAAATCATTTTCAAGTGGTCCATGGAAAACAAATTTTGATGAAATGGCCAAGAAGACAGTTTTGAAAAAGCTACTTAAGTATGCACCATTAAAAACTGAATTCGTTAAGCAAGTGAACACAGATGAATCAATCAAGACAACGATTGAAGAAGATATGACGGATGTTCCAAATGAATTCTTTGATGCAGAATATCAGGAACAGCCTGGTGAAGATCCAGTGACCGGAGAAATCAAAGAATAATGCGTTATCAGTTTGTAGTACCAGGAGAACCGGGGTCCAAAGGACGGCCTCGATTCTCTAATCGTGGTAAGTATGTAAGCGTGCATACACCACCTAAAACAGTTGAATATGAGAATCTAGTACGATTAAGCTTCATGGAACAGTGTGGCACTCCAAGCATGCTGGAAGGGTCCCTGGAAGTGAAGATTTTCGCGTATTTCTCGCCACCTAAGAATGTATCAAAAGTGAAACTAAATAAGATGCTCGCAAATGAAATCCAACCACAAAAGAAGCCAGATTCCGACAACATTGCAAAAGTTGTACTGGACTCCTTAAATAAAGTGGCTTTCGAAGATGATAAGCAAGTATCAGATCTGCATGTCTTCAAGAGATATGCGCAGAAGCCATGCGTAATGGTAGTTATAAATGAAATAGAACCAGAAGAAGAATAGAAAGGATTGCGTATGTCAGAAATCAAGGATAATAGCAAAGTTTATTATTGGATCAAGTTGAAGACTGATTTTTTCGAAAGTGACGCAATCGATTTTCTTTTATCCCAGGAAGACGGATGTAAATACGTAACCCTATACATAAAATTGTGCACCATGACATCAAACACAAATGGTGTTTTAGCTACAAAAATTGGCAATATATTAGTTCCATACACTGTCGATAAAATTGCACGTGACACAAAGTTTTTTTCCGCAGACACAGTCAGAGCGGCCCTTGAATTATTCCAGAATTTAAGACTGATTGTATCTGAGAACAATGTGATGAAGATTGCAAACTATGAATCGATGATTGGGTCAGAAACCGGATGGGCACAAAAAAAGCGATTGTATCGTGAAAATAAACAGAAAAATCCGTCTGAAAAGAGTCCTAAAAAAGGCTCAAAAAACACTCGAAAAACGAGCTCAAAAACAGAGAAAAAATCGAAGGACAAAGTGGAGGACATTGTCCCGGACAAAAAAAGGACATTGTCCGATAAGAGATTAGAGTCTAGAGATAAGAGTCTAGAGTCTAGAAATAAGTCAGTCAGTAGTCAGAAGTTAGATAGTGTGGCTGCGTCAAAAAGTGCAAAAAACGAAAATGTGCAGACTGACTGGACTGACTGTTTTGTTAAACCGTCCATTTCAGAAATCGTGGACTACATCCAGGAACACAACTTGAACGTAGATGCCAAAAAGTTTTGGAAACACTACGAATCCACCGGATGGAAGACAGGCAATGATCCTATCAGGGACTGGAAAGGACTTTTGAAGAAGTGGAGCAAAGCGGAACGTGAAGAAGACAACCCAGGAATCAAAGCGATCCAACTGGATGAGAAATTCTACGCCAAACCAGTCCAGATGTCAGAAGAGCAGTTGCAAAGCGAATTAGCGCAGCTGCAGGAAAAAATCAAAAATGGAGAACTGTGAAAATGAAAACTAAAAAACAAACCGAAAAACAAGAACTCAAATACGCCCCTGGTGATAAAGTCGTTTATCACTGTGCAGGAGTGGACAGAGAAGGACTTATCGCATACGTTGACGATTCAGACAACGTAGCACCATACCGAATCAACGGAATGAACATTCGTGAAGCGGATATCATCGAGAAAGTGGCAAAGCGACGTGGAAGACCCGCTGTCAAAAAGCAAGCCGAAGAAAAAACGGAGGTCGTAGTCAATGCAGAACCTAAGCAGAAACCAGAAGAAACTCAGGCGGTTGAATCCATCCAGGAAGAAGAACCGGATGTCGAGCCGACACTTGTTGAGAAGTATCAAGCTTTCAAGAGCACGATCAACATGGCGGAATTCAACGACCTGGTCGACTTGGTTACTGCAGACACGAAAAAGATGCGTGAGTTGATGGCCAAATCCATGCAGTCAATCGCGAATGATTGCGGATTGAAAGCGTGAGCCTATGCAGGATATCAACAGAGTGGTTCTGATTGGCCGATTGACACGTGATCCAGAGCTCAGAAAGACACAGAGCGGAACAAGCGTGTGTTCGTTTACCTTGGCAGTCAATCGAAGACAGAATCAAAACGGAACACAAGATGCAGATTTCATCAACTGCGTTGCATGGAACAAACTGGCCGACAACATCTAACTGTACCAGAAGAAAGGCAATCAGCTAGGCATTGAAGGCCGAATCAATACACGCTCATACGACAACCAGCAAGGACAGAAAGTGTATGTCACAGAAGTTGTAGCAGAGAATGTACAGTTTTTGACACCTAGAAATGATTTTAACGAGCAAAATACTCTAGGAGTTACAAATACCTATGGCACTCAAAATTACGCTCAGAATCAATCGTATGGAGCTCAGACAAGGAATCGCAATCAATCGAATGTGCAGTATGCGCAAAGCTTGACTCAACAAGCCGAAGTTGATGCTCTTGAGATTGCATCGGACGATTTGCCTTTCTGACGAAGAATGGCGAAGTTTTAAAGCAAAAAAAACAAAACGAGGAAACGTTCAAAACACTTGAATGAATTTTCTCAAAAGACAACAAGGAGGAAAAGTAATGAAAGACTCAGAACTAAGCATGATTGAGACAATGCTAAAAAAACAAGAAGAACTGAATTCAGCCATCATGGAAGAATTTGGATTGACTACAATTTCGAAAGAACAAATTGATATGGCCACACTTGATGAGATTGGTGAACTTACTCATGAGCTCAAAGGTGACTGGTGCTGGTGGAAGAAAAGTCAGAAACCGGTAGACAGAAATAAAGTCCTGGAAGAGTTGGTAGACGTCTTCCACTTTGTCTTGATCTACGAAATTTTTTACGGATCTAAAAACTATTTGACTGATTCCAGATACAATTGCGACTACGCACCTATGCTCAAAATGAATATCGGATTTGGCTTAGCAAATGCGATGATTTTTCTTCTTAAACTTGCAGACGGTCGATTAATGTATCTGTTAGCGTTGAGCGAACACTTAGGATTCAGCTTGGAAGAAATTTATATTGCGTACATGCGAAAGAACGCAATCAATCATGAGCGATTAGAAAGTGGGTATTAATTATGTGGGTCAGAAGTCAGAGCAAATATACATTAATAAATACTAATATTATTCGAATTTGTGAGGATGATAGAGATGATTGTGGTGATTACTTAATTTGTGCGTATTCAGATGGATATGACCATGAGCTAGGTGTTTATTCAAGTTTTGAAAAAGCAACAAAGGTGTTAGATGAAATTCAACGTTCTATTATGACTGAGAATCAGTTTCGCATTGATGAATTAAATTGTACGAGGAATTTTTTCGCAAAAGAATATAAAGAAATTTATCAAATGCCACAAGATGAGGATGTTGAAGCATGAAAGTATACGTTATTTTGCAAATGATATGTATTTATCTAATGGCTGGATGTATCGTAGCGCAGATTTGTTGTAAAGCGGATTTCAAATTTGAGCGATGTTGTTTTGGAATCATATTTGTTTTTCCAATTGTTATTTTATGGGCAATTTGGAAAGAAATCACAACGCTTATTAAAGTTTTGAAGGAGAAAGAAAATGAATAAGAAGTTATGTAATAAAAATTTTTATTTAATTGAACAAGATTTAATCGCAATGAATTTAGCTGGAAAATACGCGATTGATCATATGGATAAATCCGATAAAGACTATGAAAAACATGTGTCTAATTTAGAAGTTTATGTTGTTTGGAAGTGCAAAACATTACAAAATTGGAAATATCTTATTAGTACCAGTCTTCATGATGGTATGTATTATGAATTGACATATAACGGTGATAAAAAAGAATGGTATTTAGATGCATATAGAAAAGTTGAGAATCAATGCATTAGTGAAGAAATGATGATCCCAAAAATGAAAGAAGCAGGTATGTTGCAATGAATAATTTAGAACAGTTAGAAAAAGAATATCTAGAAAAAAAAGAAGTGTACGATAATGCACTTGTTGCTCTCGCACATGCTGGATCTTATAAAGTTGACGTGAAGAATGCAGCGGAAATTCTAGATAGTTCATACGAAGAATGCCAGAAAGCTTATACGGCTTGGCAGGAGGCAAAGAATGCTTAGTGCATTATGGTTCGTCGGTGGTGTGCTTGCAGGAATGCTTATCTCATGTATGCTGTTCTTATTCGTTATGGGAGCACATGAAGATGATTACTACGAAGGATTCGACGATACCAAATGAGTTTGGACATTCACAACAAAGAAATCAAAGATGAATGTGATTCATTGTTGAATTACTTTCGTTTCGTTCGAAATGCAACGAAAGACGAATCGTTTGACCTGGATAATAAACTGGATCATGTCATCGAGTACATTACAAAGCTTGAACGCGAGAATCTAGGATTGAAAGAATACAAACTACATCAGGAAAAAGCGAACGAGCGCAGACACTACTGCTATGACGAGCCATGGAATCGTGGCTCTGTCGTAGGCAATAAAAGAATGAAATAGGATTTGGAGGCATTACAATATGACAAATGAAGAAGCAGCGTACATTCTGCATGAAATGAAAAGCATTAATTTTTACGAGCATAAACTGGCAGAACTGAGATGTCTATTGATTGACATTTCAGAGCGTATCGAATCAATTCAAATGCCTTCATGTCCACTTGGTGGTGATGGCACAAAGATAGACAACCACAAAGAAAAGTCATCTATCGTCAATTCTCTTTTGTCTGACGAGCAGATGTATGTTGAAGAGCGGAACTACTACTCATTGAGTCTAAGTAAGGCAAATGGCTATGTTACAAAAATATGCACACACTGTTCTTTAAGAGAGAATCAATTCCTGCAATCATACATTGAAGGATGGTCTCAAGATAAACTAAGACGTGTATATGGATATGCGAATCCTTACCAGAGCGTGTTGGCACTTATCAAGAAGACTTTGAAAAGCAGAAAAGTCGTATAAAACTACGCAGTCAAGCGTGATAAAATGATATATATGAACTGTGGCCAGGACGAAAAGTCTTGGCCTTTTCTATTGCGCAGAAAGGAGGTGTTCCATGGCTAAACTGACCGAGAAACAGAAGTTGTTTTGTGAGAATTACTTGACGACGATGAACGCAGTGGATGCTTATTTGGCAGTTTACAAGAATTGTAAAAGCCGAGACAATGCGTCGAAGCATGCATCCAGGTTGTTAGCATTACCACATATCAGAGCATATGTTGATGCTTGTCTAGAAAAAGCACACAGCAATAAGGTTGCCGATATTCAGGAAGTCATGGAGTACCTTACTAGTGTGATGCGAGGCGAGACCAGTGCCGAAGAAGTCATGGTTGTTGGAACCGGTGAAGGATGTTCTGAGCCTTGCAAGGTTTCGAAAGCGCCATCCGAAAAGGAACGACTGAAAGCAGCTGAACTGATTGGAAAAAGATACGCTTTATTCACTGGATCAGATACAAAAGAAGATGATTCAGACAGTGTGGTAATTGTGAATGATGCTCCAAAATAAAAATAGAAATTGCATAAAGCTTTCAGATATCATCATGCCAAGGTTTCTGCCTTTAGTAAATGACAGAGTCCACATGCATCAGATATTGACATCTGGTCGTGCAGGAACAAAGTCAAGCGCTATGGCCATACTGGTTGACTACTTGATAGTCTCTGAACCAGGAACTGCTGCAGTTGTGATGAGAAAGCACCACAACAAACTTAGAAAGACAGTATATAAAGAGTGTCTGAGAGCTTTGAAGCGCTTAGGACTCAATAAGAATTTATTTAAGATAACAAGCTCACCTATGCAGATAACTTACAAAAAGAACGGAAACACGATCTACTTTACCGGTTCCGATTCCATCGATGATACAAAAGGTATGATTGATGATCAGAACACGATCAAGCTGGTAGTGTTGGATGAGTTGACTGAGTTTTTTGACAAAGGTGATGGAGAAGATGAAATCAGTAATATCACTGCCACATTCGTTCGTGGAAATGAATCTGATTTCAGAATGATGTATTTATACAATCCTCCAAAGAATCCAAAGGCACCAATCAACGAGTGGTGTCAGAAGATGGAGAAACGTGAGGACTGCATACACATCCATGCGACATATCTTGATGTTCCGAAGCAATGGATTGGTCAAAAGTTGATTGCAGAAGCAGAGGCCATGAAAAAGGTTGACTTCAAGATGTATCGCTGGGTGTGGCTTGGTGAATCAGTTGGACTGGATGACCTTATCTACTACATGTTTGATGAAGAGAAGCACGTTCATGTTCCAGAGCCTTCTTACAATCAAATTGTTATAGGTGTCGATTATGGCCAGATGAATGCCACAACATATCAGGCATTCGGTATCAACTACAAAGAAAAGCGAATGGATGGACTCAAGGAGTACTACTATTCGGGAAGAGAAACTGGAAAGCAGAAGAGCCCTAGCGATTATGCTAAGGACTTCCGAGTTTTCCTTGATGAAATATACAAAGAACACTCCAGATGCGCGGTGACAGTGTTCTATGATCCATCTGCAAGGGGTCTAGCAGAAGAAATCAAACGAGTATGTCCGGAGGTGTCAATGCGTAAAGCTAAGAATGATGTAAATTTAGGAATCAATCGAGTACAAAAGTTGTTGAACTATTGTGCTCTTTTATTTTCTCCTGATCAGAAACATGCAATTGAAGAAATGTACTTGTATGGATATGACCAGGATTCGATTGAAAAAGGAATCGAGAAACCAATCAAAGAGAATGACCACTGCATGGATGCAATTCGATATGCGGTAATGGGGGCATGGAAAGATATGAAGAGACTTCTTCCAGTGCTCGCAAGTGGAGAAAAGGAGGAATAGTCAATGATACAAGGCGGAAGAGGTGTGATAAGAACCTTTCTTGAAAAGAGAGGCTACAGGTCAGTACCAGAAGACTTCTATGGAAAGATTGAAGAATGGAAAGACTGGTATATCAACGGAGTTGATAAGATGCACATACGCACTGTCTACAATGGAAAGACTGTAGTCAAGCAGGAAATCAAATCACTAGGCATGGCCAAGACAGTGGCCGAAACATGGGCCAATTTATTAATGAATGAAAAGGTTCAAATCAACGTAGGGAATGAACATAGTAATGATGTTTTGCATGATATCTTGAAAGACAATAAATTCCAAACGAACGCGAATCGCTTATGCGAATTGTATTTCGCTCTAGGAACCGGAGCTTTCGTTGAGTATATCGGCAAGGATGAAGTCCAGATTGATTACATCCAGGCTGACTTGATATTTCCTATCACATGGTCAAGCAAAGGTGTAGAGGAATGCGCATTCGGTTCAGTGATTCGATACATGAATCAAGACTGTATCTACATTCAAATGCACATCAAAGAAAAAGGACAGTACATCATTGAAAATCACATTCTAGGATTAGAAGGCCAAGGCTACAAAGAGCTGGAATTGCCATTCGGTGTTGAGCAAATCATCAACACTGGATCTAAAACTCCATTGTTTCAAATTCTTAAGCCGAACATCGTCAACAATGCCGATGAATCATTGTCTTTGCCGATGGGAATCAGTGTGTATGGAAATGCTACAGATGTGTTGATGGAAATTGACACTGCCTTTGATGCGCTAGATACCGAAATCAACACTGGCCGAAGAATCATATTCCTTCAAGCTGCGGGATTCCAGACAGATTCAGAAGGAGTCACACACAACATGATTGGTGACCATGAGACGATATTCAGAAGTGTTGGTGATGCGGACGAAGATGGGAAAGCCATGGTACATGACTTCTCTCCTGCATTAAGAATCAGTGAAATCAACCAGGCAATTCAAATGCAGTTGAATCTATTGAGTGAAAAATGTGGAATGGGAACGAATCAATTCGAATTCACTTTAAAAGGTGTTAAGACTGCCACTGAAGTTATTTCTGAAGACAGTGATATGTATTCAAATTTGAAAAAGCACGAAATTGTCTTAGGTGATGCCTTAGAAAGCATGATTGAAGCTATCTCATTCTTATCTGGCAAGATTGGAAATCCGATGGAAATTGACGAGATCACAATTGATTTTGACGACTCAATCATCGAAGACAAAGACACTGAACGAAAACAAGATCAGGCAGACTTGGCCAACGGAACGCTTAGACCAGAAGAATATCGAGCTAAGTGGCGAAATGAAACGATTGAAGAAGCTACAAAGAATCTTCCACAGAGTGCGGATGTGATGGAGTAAGATGCTAACAGAAAGAGAAATCGAGGCCTTTGGGTTTGGACACGAAGCTATATTCAAAGACCTTGAGAAAGCCATCATGTCTGATATCGTCAGAAGAATCAGACAGACCGATGTGATCACACGTTCTGCAGATTTTCAATTGAATCATTTAAAGATGCTTGGAATGTCCGACTACGAAATCAAGAAGATGGCAGAGCAATACATCCAGGCTTCAGATGATTACCTGGATAGAGTATTCGCAAATGCCATTGAGACAGACTACATCGACAATAAAGAACTGTACAAAGCTCAAGGCAAGGAATTTATTCCTTTTGAAGACAACGAGATGATTCAACAATGGATTCAAGCTATCAAGCTACAGACCAAAGATGAAATGAGAAGGTTGACGGAATCCATGGGATTCGTTGTACAGACTGGAAGTCGTAAAGTGGTTCAACCGGTCGGAGTTTTCTATCAAAACGTTTTAGATCAATCTGTTGTTGACATAATGATGGGCACATTTGACTACAATCGAGTGTTAAATGATGCGGTCCGAAAGATGACGCATTCCGGCCTTCGTTGGATTGATTATCAGTCCGGATGGCACAACAGAGTGACTGTAGCAGCAAGGCGAGCGGTCATGACTGGAATATCGCAGATAACGATGCAGATTTCAGAAATGAATGCCAACGAATTAGGAACAGATTACTTTGAAGTAACTGCACACGCAAATGCTCGTCCAAGCCACGCAGAATGGCAAGGAAAAGTGTATTCCAGAAGAGAATTAGAAACTGTGTGCCACCTTGGTGAAGTGACTGGACTTCTAGGTGCTAACTGCTACCACATGTATTATCCATTCATTCCTGGTGTATCAAAGCGAGCATACACTGACGATCAACTAGATGAATGGAAGTCAGACAAGCCAATCGAATACAACGGCAAGGAATACAACGGATATGAAGCTACACAACGCATGAGGCAAATGGAAACAAACATGCGTGCGCAACGTGAAAAAATTTATTTGTTGAAGCAGGGTGAAGATGAAATCGGTGTGAATAACGCAAAGGTTAAATATCAAATTCAGATGGACCAGTACAGAGATTTCGCGAAAGTGATGGGCCTCAAGCAGCAGAAGGAACGCATATACGGTGATGGATTAGGCAAACTAGGAACATCTAGCAAATTGAATCTTATACTTAATGATATTCAATTACCTAAAAGTGTAGGAGCTAGATGGTCAAATTATGATATAATTTACATGGAAACCGGAGAACATTTTAAGTTCGCAGAAGGAACAAGACTCCAAAATGTTCAAATATTCGCAGGAAAGGGTGTTAAAAATCCTTTTAGAAAAGCTGAAAAATACGCAAGATTATATGGTGGAGATCCTAAAGATTGGCAGCACGTGAAAGCTATAGCGTATGTGGAAACAAGTGATGGAATTCGAAAAGCGGACGTACATTGGTTTCAATGTCAAAATGTTGGGAAAGTTCGATTTAAGGTCAAGAGGTGGTTAGATGAAAGTTAGATATATTGCACATCTAGATGATATAGATTTAACAGAAGGAGCGGTTTATAAAGTTTTATCAGTTGAGAAAAATTGGTACCGTATAGTTGATGATTCCGATGACGATTATTTGTATCCACCTGATTTATTCGAAATCGTAGAGAAATAACGATGTCTGAGAACTTTAAAATCATCTATAAGATATTAAAGATTCTAGAATCATCTATGGATCATGAAGTTTTTGATGTTCAAAGAATATCCGCATCTGCACTAGGAATCACAGAAGTTCGACTTAAGAAAGTCTTGAAGATGCTTCTTGAGAATGGATATGTATCTGGATTTGAAATCAAGAAGTATATCGGAGATCCATATGAAAATGTTATCGGACTAGAGGACATCCAAATCACCTTGAAAGGTCTAGAATACCTGGAAGAAAATAGTCTCATGAAAAAGGCTGCAGAACTTGCGAAAGGAATCGCAAATATCATTTAAAAACTAAATTTATTAATTAGCGTCTATTTAAGCAATAGGCGCTTTTTATATGCCATGGGCAAGGCGATAAAAGGCACCAATCCAAAGTGAGAAGAGACTCACGTTAATAAACTGTAGGAGGAAAAGAAAGATGAAACGAGAAGAATTAAGAGCAATTGAAGGACTAACAGAGGAACAAATTAATCAGATCATGAATGTGCACCAAAATGATGTGACTAATTGGAACAACAGACTTCAAGCGCAGGAGACACAGATTGCGAATTTGAACACAAAGGTTAAAGAATTCGATGGTGTCGATGTAGCCAAGCTACAAAAAGATCTAACTGACATGCAGAACAAGTACAACTCAGACATGGCCGCCAAAGATAAAGACTTTGCAAAGCAGATGTACTTCAATGGAATCCAGTTCACGTCAAAGCTAGCTAAGAGCGCTGCAATGGCAGAATTCGACAAGAAGAACCTTGAGTTCAAAGAAGGTCAATTCGTAGGAGCCGACGAGTTCATCGAAGAGTTGAAGAAGGACAATCCAACTGCCTTTGTCACAGAAAAAAGTGGGGAAGGAGCTCAAGCCCAAGCTCAACAACAAGCACAGCAGACAGTGAATCCATTCAGTTCTGGAATGGCACAAGGTTCTGCAACTGGTTCAAATGAATTAGATCCAGTCACTGCTAGATTCAAGGAATTGAATCCAGACATTCAAATTTAATGCTATAGGAGGATAAGAGAATGCCACAATTAAATGGAACACATGAAAAACAAGATCGCTATTCTAGCTTAGTATTGGCGAAATTACGCAGCACATCAGTCATGATGGGTTTATTCAACAGAAAATATGAAGGGTCACCAGTAGCGGGTGCAGTTAAGATTCCAGTACGTGATGACGAAGTTAAAGTCAACAAAGACTATGACATCAAGTCAGGTGGAGATTTGACAACTTCAAAAACAACTTATAAATCATTACCAATCGACAAGAGTTTATATGTCAATGAATTAATCGATGGATATGAAGCAGACGCAGTGCCAGATAACTTGACTGCAGACCGCTTAGATTCTGCAGGATATGCAATGGGATTGGAAGTCGATAGTGAATTAATCAACGTTTGTGCTACTTCAGGCACTGCATCAACAAATACTACTGCATTGACTGCTAAGACTATCTACGCAAACATTGTCGATGAAGTACAAGCATTGAAAAAGAAAGGTGTACACTTAAATGAGATGTGGTTAGTTGTAACTAACGAAACATTTGGATTATTATGCAAGGCACCTGAGTTCATCAATGCTTCTGATTCTGGTGTTAAGAACGCGGTAGAAGGATTCCGAGGAACTGTATTCGGATTGAAAGTATACGAAACAAACAACATCCCTGACGATTCAAACATTGAATATATCTTAGGAAACAACGTATTCTGTCACTTCGTAAACGAATGGATGAAGAAAGTCGCAGTCAATGCAATTGCAGATGGAAAACACATCGGTGCTTCTGCATTACAAGGTAGACAAGTTTATGGAGATATGATCTCACGTCCAGAAACTGTCACAATCAAAAAGAAAGTAGCTGCATAGTCATTTAGATGGGATGGTCCATAAATGTTAGTAAATTATGCAATATATCAGGAACAGTACCTTGGAAAATCAATTCCAGAAGAAGAATTCAATGCCTATTCTAGATTGTCAGAATCATATGTTAATCAATACACATTCACTAGAATCCAAAACACTTTAAGTGATCAGGAGAAAGAGAATGTGTATTTTTGTATCTGCGAAATTGCAGAAACAATATATGACAACGACCATCTACCTTCTTCAAAAGGAATCACATCTGAAAGCGTCGATGGCCATTCCGTATCATTCGAACGTAGAAAGACAATCGCTCAATTGAAGCCTTTAATCAAGGATATAATCAATCGATGGTTGTGCAATACGAATCTTTTATACAGAGGTTGCTTATGATTGATTGCAATAACACTGTCACACATGCATACTGGGTCGTAGACGAGGAAAAGCGAGACAAGGTACTTGTCAGTGAGCTGATAAAGAATTGCTCGTGGAATCACGTCTATGGAACCAGGGACGGAGAAAAGGAAGATACAGAAGATGATTCCTTCACAGTCCGTATAGAAGTGAACGTAGCAAATGACATTCCTGATATTAAAAAACACGATATTCTAATTCTTGGAGAAGTCGACATTCAAGGCATGACGTCGGCTCAACTCCAACGAAAATATCCAGAGTCTTTCGAAGTTCAAACTGTAAAATACAATCTAAATTCGATTGGTGGCTACAGTAACCACATAAGGATTCAAGGAGTATGACAGAACCTATCAAGGTGCCAAGCGACATTGACATCAAGATTGCTTCTAAAATGGGCAGAGTCCAAGCAAAACTGAAGTTTGATCCATCACTTGGACCAGGTGTCAACAATGCTTATAAGCGAGCTCAAAAGTTTGTGGATTCAGAAGTTATCAGACTATCATCACCATACACTCCGATGCGCAGCGGAAAGTTGATACAGTCTTCAACATCTTCAACAAGAATCGGCTCAGGAGAAGTCAAGTATAATGTTCCGTATGCTAGATATCAGTATTACGGAATGTTAATGGTTGGCCGAGCACCAAAGAAGCTCACAAGCACTCCATTGAAGTATCAAGGCGCCCCACAAAGAGGTGCCAAATGGTTTGAACGTATGAAAGCAAAAAACAAAACAGACATACTGAAAGGAGCTGGCAAAATTGTCGCAACGAAAAAATAATCTGGAACAGATTCGAAACTATTTTCTGAACTGTCCAGTGTTTGACAAACATTCAATCCTTCATATCGACTACTTGAACGAGCGAATCGATGAAACAATTGAATACAGTATCATGTCAGAGATAAATTCAAACATGATCGTAAAAAGATATACTGATGGCAGTACTTTGAGACAGTTCCTTTTTTCAATCATGTCAAAAGAAGACTTTTCACCAGAAGTCCAGTCACAAATTGCAGCATCTTCTTTATATGAAGACCTGCAAGACTGGATTGAAAAGCAAAATCAACTAGGCATATTGCCGGACATCGAAGGTATACAGACTATCGAAGTGGTAGCTCCTGCATATCTATTCGATGCCGAGGCCAACTCTGCAACGTATCAGATACAATGCAGAATTCTATATTTAAAGGAGGACTAAAATATGGCAGTAAACGAAAAGTTAGTAACTCGTGATAAAAAGGTTGCATTCATGGCTGTTGGAGGCAAGGATGAGACAACTTTCACACGAATGACTAAGTTCACATCGATGAGCAAATCATCAAATCCAGTTGAATATTCACGTACATATGTAGATGAAGCAGCTGAGCGCAGTGACGTGACTGGATATGCACCATCTATCGCGTATGGATTCGACCAATACGAAAACAACGAAGTACACAATGATATTATCTCAATCACTGAGGGAGAAAAAGTTGGAGACGATGCAATCCGTACAATCTTGATTGTAGATTTCACTGCACCAGTAATTGCATCCGATGCAACTAAATACAAGGCAGTCAAACGTAACTATTCAGTTATTCCTGATTCAGATGGTGGCGATGAAAATGCATATACTTATTCTGGAAACTTCAAAGCTTCTGGAGCAAAAGAAGAAGTCACTGTCACATCAACTGATGAATGGAAGACTTGCACAATTTCAAAATAGGACCTTTTCATAGGTCCTTTTTTATTTAATTAAAAAAAGAAAAAGGAGATAAGAGCCATGAGCCAAATTAATTTAGACTACAACGTTCCAATTTGGAAAATCAATGGATTGGAATTTGAATTCGATACAGAAGATCCATCAACATGGGTACGCTATGAGAATGCCTATAAAGCGTTCCAGGACAAAGTTAAACATAGACCAAAGGATGGCGGTCGTTCAGGATTGCTTAAATTCGAAATGAAGATCATTAAGGAATTATTCAATGATGTGTTCGGCCACAATGCAGGAACACAAATCTTCAAAGGCCAACCAAACAACAGACGCTACTATTATGCAGTTCACAACGACTTTGTTAAGTTTGTAGACAAATGCAGAGAAGAGAGCGATGACGCAGTTATCAAATTAGCCGATGCAGGTGGTGATTACAGTGAACCTTCTGTTGGAAAGCTTGCCTAAAAGTCTACGCATAGGAAGAAAAGAACATCCGATCAAGACGGATTTCAGAACCTGGATGCAGTTGAACGAGACAGTCATTCGTGACGATGCAACAGAAGATGAAATCATGAAAGTGATTTTGGATGTGTTCGAAAACAAGCGAAACAAAACTAGATTATTCATTCGAAACGGAGAAGAAATTGTGGATCAAGTATCTTGGTTCTTGAGATGTGGAAAAGAAGAATCTAGTGAAGGCAATTCGAAAGGCACAGTCAACTTTTCATTTACCTATGATAGTGATTATATACTGTCCGCCTTCCAACAGTTCTATGGCATCGATTTATTGAAGTCTGATATGCACTGGTGGGAGTTTGTAGCTTTGATGAATTCAATCAGTGGTGAGTGTGAATTAAAGGAGCGTGTGCGCTTACGAAGTATTGATGCAGGTAAAATCAAGGACTCTAAAGAAAGAGCACGTATACGATCAATACAACGTTCTATCGCATTGCCACATAATCAGAGAGTTATGTCTGATGAGGATATAGGTGAAGCGTTATGGTAATTAAGATACCAGTTTTCGAAAAGAAGTGGTTCAGATGCCCGCATTGTGGCAAGAAGCTACTTCTATTCGATAACAACGCAAAATGCAGAGGTGTCTACGTCTTCTGTAAGCAATGCAAAAAGGATGTAGAAATTAAAATCTAAATAACATACTTAGATGAGCCTTTGAGCCGTATGTTCACGATTTTCGAGTCAGAAAGGATGTGAATGTATATATGGCAGATGGCTCACTATTATTTGATACAAAAATCGACTCCAGTGGGTTCAGTGGCGGTTTAAGTAAGATAGCTGGTACTGCAAAAAAAGGAGTCAAAGCAGTAGGTGCTGCGTTAATTGGTGCGAGTGCTTATGCATTAAAAGTAGGTTCAGACTTTGAGTCTGGAATGTCCAAAGTAGCTGCTATCTCAGGTGCTACCGGCAAAGAATTGCAAGCCTTAACTAACAAGGCTAAAGAAATGGGTGCCAAGACGAAGTTCTCGGCTGCAGAATCTGCAGAAGCCTTCCAGTACATGGCTATGGCCGGATGGAAGACTGGAGATATGTTGAATGGTATTGAAGGTATCATGAACCTTGCGGCCGCATCAGGAGAGAATCTTGGCCAGGTTTCCGATATCGTTACGGATGCATTGACTGCATTCGGTTTGAAAGCGAGTGATTCGGCACACTTTGCCGATGTACTAGCTCAGGCATCTAGTAATGCCAACACAAACGTTGGAATGATGGGTGAAACATTCAAATATGTAGCACCAGTCGCAGGCGCTCTAGGATTCAGTGCAGAGGATTGTGCATTGGCAATTGGATTGATGGCCAACAGTGGTATCAAAGCAGGTCAAGCAGGTACTGCGCTTCGCTCTATTCTGAACAGAATGGCATCGCCTACAAACGAAGTTCAACAAGCTATGGACGCTCTAGGAATCTCAATCACAAACAGTGACGGTTCCATGAAGTCACTACGAGACATCATGAAGGATTTGAGATCTTCATTCTCGAATCTGACTGAGGCTCAGAAAGCACAGATGGCTTCGGCACTTGGTGGTCAGGAAGCTATGTCAGGATTATTGGCCATTGTTGGAGCTTCGGATGAAGACTTTGATAAATTGACTGATGCGATTGATCATTCAGATGGTGCTGCTAAGCGAATGGCAGATACGATGAATGACAACCTTAAAGGAAAGGTCACAATCTTACAAAGCGCACTGGAGGCTCTTGGAATATCTGCGTATGAGAAGTTTGAGACTCCTATGAAGGATGCGGTCGATTCCGTCACAAAGAATGTCGATAAACTGAACAAATCGATGAGCAGCGGAAAGCTTTCAAAAAGCTTTGACAAGGTGGCCGACAGTATGGCCCAAATGGCATCCACTGCAATCAACTTGTCAATCAAGGCAATTCCAAAGGTGGTTGATGCGTTCGCTTTCATTGTGGATAACGCGAAGAAAGTGGCGTCTGGAGTACTTGGTGCATATACCGCATTCAAGATATTCACGAACTACCAGAAGATTTGTGCCACAGTCACAAAGGCAAGTGCAGCCGCTTCTTTAATTTATGAAGTAGCAGTCAAGGCAGTGACCGGACAGATTACGGTAGCGACTGCAGCACAAGAGGCTCTGAGCCTTGCGATGATGGCCACTCCTGCAGGATTACTTGCAGCGGCAGTAGCTGGAATCGGTGTAGCCTTAGTTGCATACACTGCAGCAACAATCGCAAGCTATCAAGAGACAGATAAGAATGTCATCGCTACAGAAAAGCTAGTGAGCAGTCATGACAAGCTGACAAAAAAGCTTGAAGAGAATAAGAAAGCACGTCAAGAAAGCACTCAATCGGTTGAAGAAGAGGCTACAAAATCAGAGGTTCTAACAAATCGCCTGGAAGAATTGGCCAAGAAGACAAACAAAACAAAAGCAGAAAAAGAAGAGCTTAAAAACATTGTTGATCAATTGAATAAGTCAATGCCTGATTTGAATCTTCAATACGACGAAGAAACAGACAAGCTGAACAAAGATACAGATGCTGTCAGACGAAACATTGACGCTCAAAAAGATTTGATGTTAGTCAAGGCATACCAGGAGCAACAACAAGCAATCGTCAATGATATTGCCAAGGCACAGACTCAATTGAATAAAGCTACAGAGCAATCTACAAAGAACGAAAAGGCTCTAGAAAAAGCTAAGAGAAAAACGAATGAAGCCTACGATGAAATGGTTAAGGCCGGAAAGTCGGTCCAGGACACAACGTCCAAAGAAACTCAGGCATACATCAATGCAACTCTAGCACAAGCCAAAGTTCAAGAAGCTCATAAGAAATCTAAAGATACTGCCAAAGAATTGCAGAAACAAATCAATGCATTAAACAAGGAATATGAAGACACTGGAAAGAGTGTTGAAAAAGCCTTGAATGATGTGGATGTAGACAATGCACTGGCAGATATCACACAGAAGTGTGCAGAAGCTGGAATCAAGATTCCGCAGTCAGTAGTTGACGGAATCAAAGCAGGTAAATATGCGATACCTCAGTCTGTAGAAGAGATGAAAGCACTGATCAATATGGATAGCTTTGAGGAAGTCAGTGCCAAGGCAAAAGAAAAAGGTGTGCAGATTCCACAGTCTATGGCCGAAGGTTTAAAGAATGGAACTGTCACAGTTGAAGAAGCCAACCAGTACATCAAAGATGCTATCAAATTCGATGATGTGGTTCAGAAGGCAAAGGATGCCGGTGTGGATATTCCGGCCGGACTTGCAGAGAATGTAGCGAATGGACAGACTGCTCCTGCAGATGCAGTTCAACAAATGAAGAACTTGATCCAATTCCAGGATTTATTGAATAACACATCTCTTGCGGGTGCCGCAGTACCACAAAGCATCAAAGATGCAGTTATGGCGGGAAGAATGTCACCTGCTCAAGCGGTCCAACAGATGAAAAAGAATGCAGTTGATGCTGCACAAATGGAATCTGAGATGAAGTCTAAAGGTACTAAAGGCGCCAAAGGATATACATCTGGTGTAGGTTCTGGAAAAGGTGATGCCAAGGCAAGTGGACAATCTCTGAAAAACAACGCTAAGAACGGTGCCAGTGGCGGTTATAGCGGAATGCATACAGAAGGTGCGAATGCAGGTAATGGTTTTGCAGCAGGTATCCGATCTGTAGTATCTAGTGTTGCGAGTGCAGCTGCTAACTTAGTACGAAGTGCAATCAACGCAGCCAAGAAAGAGCAGAATTCTCACTCACCTTCTCGTGTATGGCGCGATGAAGTCGGTGAGATGAGTAGTGAAGGTTATATCGAAGGAATTAAACGAAAGACCAAAGATGCTCAAAAAGCCGCTAGAAAGTTCATTAAGAGTGCTATTAATTCTGCTAAAAGTGCGAATGAAAAGATAGAGTTTGACTGGGGTATGAGTGAATCAAGCAAACTGGGAGCAATCCAAAGCTTGAGAAACTCCGCCTACACAGTGGCTTCCGACTTCCAAAAGGCAGCACAATCATATCCTGGTGGATATGGTGACAAGAAACCAGTTGTGAACAATACAGTCAACTACAATATGAATCAAACAAATGTCGGAAATGGTCCAATTAAGCCTAGTGAGAATGCTAGAGAGCTTGAGGCTATGGCTAGACGAATGGAATGGAGGAACAAAAAATGATAATCTACAGTATTCAAAATGCTAAAGGAAACAAAATATCTTTCGGTGATGGATCTCCATTCCGAATCACATCTATAGATGGAGTCTCTTCAAACTCCATCTCTATCACTGAAAGCAACAGTACGACCTTTACCGGTACGAAAGTATCTGGTATCAAGGTGAATTCAAAAGACATCACTGTTGAAGGAGATATGAAAGAATCTCAAGCCAACAGAGATTTCTTCATTGAGACGATACCACCAGGAGAAATGTGCAGACTTTTCAGAGAGGACACAGAAAAGAAGCAGACATTGTATCTAGATGGATATGCCACAACGACACCTATCATCCAGGAAGGCGCCAAGGTATATCAAAGCTGGCAGTTTGTATTCCATGTGCCATTCCCTTATTGGAAAAACAGTGAGAAGTCAAGCATCGACTTTACAACGCTGGTCAAATGCCACAGATTTCCTAGATCGTACTCAAAAACAAAAAAATGGAAGTTAGGCTATCACGAATATAAGCCACTTCTAACAATTATGAATAAAGGTGATAAACCTACTGGCTTTATTTTGAAATTTGAAGCCGAAGCAGACACGAAGAATCCAAGCCTGGTAAACGTCAAGACAGAAGAACATATATCTTTCACTGCTGAAGGCGGTCTAGAAATGCAAGCAGGAGACATTCTGGAAGTAAGTACGTATGAAAACTCTTGTTATTGTCACCTGATCAGAGGCGAGAATGTAGAAAATGTATTCTACAAATTGAGCTATGATAGTACGTTCTTCCAGCTTGATCTAGGTGAAAATATTCTAAGATACGGAGCGACACTGAACGAAAAGAGCTTGTTCGCAAACGTTACATTTGAAGAAATCACAGTAGGTGTATAGATATGCAATATTACATTTATGACACGAAAGGAATCAAACAAGGATTACTGCAAGAAGTTACATCTATTCAGTGGAATCCTAGATATTATGACAGTGGCCAGTTTGAGATTCATGCAAGGCCAACGGAATTCAATAAGCAATATTTACGCAAGAAGAATCGTATCGTTTGCCGAGATAGAAACGAGATAGGCTTTATCAAGTATGTTCGCTGTGTTGAAGATGATGACGATATGGAAATCAGAGGGTTCATGGATAACCTTGATGATCGAATCAATATATCAACTGTCACAGTGACGAACGTTGAAAAAAGTCTATTGAATGCGGTGACCGCAAATAAGCGTGGCCTGGACATCATTGTAGGAAGTCCGACAGGATTGACTGCGACAATCGTTGATGGCTCTGACAGTACGTGGAAAACACTCAGAGAGATGGTACAGATGTACTGTAAAGTCGTTGGCTATGGCTATCGAGAAATCGTCAAGAATGGCAAACTGAACTATCTGGAAATCTACAGTGGCCAAAAGAAAAAGAATGTCAGATTTTCTGACAGACTTGGAAATGTATTGTCGCAAAAATACACTGAGGATATGACAGAATACAAAAACTTTGCATATGTTCTAGGTGAAGAAAAAGAAGACGGATCTAGAACGATGGTGACTGTTGATATGCGTGCAGAGAATGAGCCTATGTATGAATTGTATGTGGATGCCAGAGATATCCAAACGACGTATACGGATTCAAATGGTAATTCAAAAGAGCGAACTGAGGAAGAAATCAAACAACTTCTAACACAACGTGGAGAAGATAAATTGAATGAAACAAGGCAGAACGCATCAACTTTCGAGTTTGATTTAAAAGAAAATGACACGCTTATGGTCCTTGGTGTTGACTACGATATAGGTGATATCGTCTCTGCTGTAAGTAGTCTTTACAGCATATTTATTGAAGTAAGAATAGTGGGTTTAAACTTTGTTGAAGAGGGAGATCAAGAGACGGAGGTCTCTCTAGTTTTAGAAATAACTAATCAGGAGGTGATTAGATGACACAAAAATGTTATCCATTGAATGATGTGGATTACGATTCAGAAGATGTGCAACTTTATCATGCAGGAAGAACAACCGGTATATTCAATGTCACTGGTGATGATTTAAAAGTATCTTATGCTAGTGGAATGAATGTGTCCGTAACTCCAGGAACTGCATATCTTTTAACGGATGTGAATGGATTTGGTGGATTTACATACGCAAATACCGCAAGTGTCACATTGACAGTCGATACTGCATCATCGAATACTCGTTATGATTACATCGCAGTGCGCTACACAAAAGCTACAAATTCATGTCAATTGGCATACATTCGTGGTGATATGTCTATGCCAAAAGCATGTGTTCGTACTTCTAGCATTTATGAAATCATTGTGGCAATCATCCAGGTTCCTGGTAACGCTGCAAGCTTGTCGAAAACATGTATCATCGATACACGATTGAATGAGACTTTGTGCGGTCTTGTTACTGACGGAACAAACAAACTTCCAACACAACCGATGTATGATCAATACAATGCATTACTGGCAGAGCTTGAAAAATCTTTAGATGGAAACACTGCAGGAAACTTATTGAATCAAATCAAAGCGAATAAAGGTTTGATTGATGGTGTGACCAAACGAGTGACCACAAATGAAGGAAACATCACTACGCATGGAAAGTCAATCAATGACAACACGAAAGATATCACAGATGTGAGCAAACGTGTTAAGAGTATTGAAGATAAGATTCCAAACTTGGAAAAAGCAGATACTAGTCTTTCGAATCGAATCGCAGAGTGTGAAAAGTTTAAGTGGAAAGTCGGCACATCAGTGCCAACCACGAGCACTTGTCCTAGTGGATATTTTTACTTCCAGTTAGAAGGATAGGTGCTTAGATATGACTAGAAAAGATTGTGGATCCAATACAAGTGGAATCCACATGATGGTGGATTATTGGACAGAGCTAGTTGGAAGTTGGCCAAACATCAAGATGCGTTGGCACTATTCCATGTTTATTAAAGAAGATTATCATCAGAACAGCCTTCAGTGGAATGGGGCTGTTTTTATGTTTCACACAAACAAGCATACATTCAATGTGAATATATCAGGAGTAACGCAGACTGGGGTTCTCGCGGCAGGCACTCTAGATCTTCCGTTCGGAAACGGTCCAAGCGTTTATCATACACCTGGATGTAGTACATCGTTTGGTAACTTTTCTGCATCAGGGGTTATTGGTGAATCACAGAGTGTAAGTGGTCCAAGTGTGTACGAGTGCAGCAACCCAAGGAATATCAATCCGTTTGATACGGTAATCGATTACAAACTATCAAACGTGCGAAACTACTGGCGAGTGTATCTGTGGTGTGCGATTACTGGAAAAACATGGAATGTCAGTCCAGACAATGGTAATGGATCTATCAAGGTAACTGGATTGAATCCAGAATCATCTTATAAGATAACGACTAAAGTTGTGGATCGTAACGGAACTGTTCAATACACGGGTGGCGTATATGCATCATTTACGACTCCAGCAGACCAGTTGAAGATTGCGTTCAATCAGGGTGGTAGAGTCAAGGTTGCTCGAGTTTATTACAATCACAATGGAACAATTAAAAAGGTTAAAAAAGTCTATAGGAACATCGATGGCAGTGTGAAAAAAGGTGTGAACTATGGATAGAATGGAGGTTTATACATATGGGAATAACAGTGTATAGCGAATCTGAATCATTTAGCAATGTCTGTGTTATTGATAGCGTAACTCGACGAATCGCAATTCCAGAAGGATGTGATTTGCTAGGTGTGCAATACGATAAGAATGCATGCCTAGTGCACTTCCAAATGGATCCTTGGCCGACAGAAGTATTCGATATGACGAGCGCTCAAGTTCGAATCATCTACAAGAATGCTGCTGGAGAGTTTGGATCCTACTTGGTAACGAATAAATTTATCACAAACGGAGTCTGCAGCTTTGCCTGGGAAGTTGACGCGAATGCCTTAAAAGAAAAAGGAAACGTTGAATTCTGGGTGTGTGCAGAAATGCTAGATGGTAGCACAGTTAAACGTGAATGGCATACATTGAAAGCTATCGGCAATGTGGCCGAAGGCTTATTGCACGTGACTGGATCAGTGGCCACAGAGTCAAAAGACGAAGTCATGCAGCTATTAGCGTATGCCAAACAAGTGTCGGATGATGCGGTTAAACAAATCAATTCGACTAAAACTAGTACGTTGTCTGAAATCAAAAAGAATTCAGACAATACTTTGGACTCAATTGCATCTAAACATACAAATGCGATTGATGATATTGAAAACACAAAATCGGCTGCAGTGGTTACAATCAATAATTTGATTGACACTTTAGGTCTTAGTGTTAAAGGAGGAAAAGTATGTCAGAGAATTCGAGTGAAGTAGCTTTAGCAGCATCTACAGAAACATATGTAGAGAAGTTTCTGGCCACTGATGAACAATTGACAAGAGTTGCGAATGCACTTGAGAAGATGGTACCTGGATATGAGAAATACAATGCGGACTATTTTAATGCAATGTTTATTCCACAGAGAACTAGAAAAATCTATGGAACAAAAGTATGGAAGTTCGCATCAAATCCAACGAGCACGTGCGAAAAGACTCGAGACAATGTTGGATTAGTCTGTCAGCCTAGTACAGATACAGTCGAAGGCACAGACGACTACAAGAACATTCCTTTGTTCAAGTGGTATGAATGCAACTACAAACGATACGATGATGGTTTTGCATATCCAGTCGCAATGCTAGGAGACGGAGCATACCAGGAAACCGGAGCGGTTGACTGTGGTGCTCTGCAGATGACTTTCTATTACAAACAAATTGAAACAGAGAATTATACAGAATGGTTGATCTCTGATTCACCTAATCATGCTTTAGGATTAAAACCTTGGTTTGCGGCGGTGCGTGCAGACGGTACAGTAATGCCTTACTTTATTTATTCTAGATTTCACAGTGTAACCGCAAGTGATGGAAAATTGAGATCTCAACCTGGAAAAGTAGCTATCAACCAAAGTCACGATAACATTATTGTGAATTACCAGAAAAAAGGTCCAGGCTTCTGGGGTGCTGGAATCGATAGACAGTCATTCGGAATCATTATGTTGATGATTAAGTATGCAACTAAGAACTCACAGACAATCTTCTCAGGAAATACAAACTATTCAAATCAAACGAAATCCAGTGTGGAACGTTCGACAAAAGCTACGTATTTCCCAATTCCAAAGAGTGAAAAAACATCATGGCAAATTGGATCTAGTGTAATAGTCGGATATGGACGAGATAAAGGTGATGGCTCTGTCGATTTAGATAGAGGAAATTCAACGATGTATAAATACGCATATGCGGCCAAGATTCTAAGAATCGATGATCTAGACACTGATAACTGTGCAGTTTACCTAGATTGCGAGCCTTTTGATACAACTCCAGTCACTGGAGGAAGTGCTACACAATACATCTACATGTCTTCGTGGCATTATGACAGTGGATGCACTGATGTAGTTATTGGCCATCACGATGGTTCACCAGTATCTAATACAGATGGAAAACATCCATATAGAATCCAAGGACTAGAATTCAGCGTTGGTGGATGGACGATTCCAGGCGATACAGTCATGATCTTCAATGCGGATTATTCAAAAGATGTATATCGTGCACCTAGAGGCGTAGCTCACTCATCGTCAGAAGCCACAATCAAGAATACTTATACAAAGATTGGAACGATTCCGGCCAAGGCAGATGGTTCAGATTCGTGGATTGGAGATATCTCTATCGTGGATGGTGCATGGTTTCCATCTGCATTCGGATCAGGAGGTGGCCAGGGTGTAGGCGATATGTTATATGCCGGAGGACAATCAACAAGCGGAACACGAGAATATCTTACGGGCGGTAGCTTCGGGAGTGGCTCGGATGCCGGCCTTTGTTACTTGCATTGCAGGCTTGGCCTTGGCAATGCCTGGTGGTACTACTTGTCGCTCGATTGATTGTTCAATCGGGGGTTGCAAGGGGGGTATCCCCCTTGCATTATTAGCTAATAATTAAATATTAATATTTGAGGATTCATGGTAGGGCGGTAACTTCAGGAATGGCTCGAATGCCGGCCTTTGTTACTTGAATTGCAGGAATGGCCTTGGCAATGCCAGGTGGAACTACTTGTCGCATGATTGTTTATAAATTAAATACATTAACCATGTCTCGCGAGCCCAGGAAACTGGAGCAAGCCATCATATAGATGCTCACATCGACAACGTCATGTTGTGATGTAAAATTTTGTGACGAACGTAGACTAGTAGACTTTTGTCGAAAACCTATACACAAACAATCGAAAAAGGATTTAAAGTTCAATGAAAAGAAAATGTAAAAATGTAGATATTACTGATTTAGATTTAATAAAAGACTGTATACATAGATGTCTTCAAAAGAAAAAGAAGATAAGACCAGATATTGTCAGACTATTCGATACATATGGTGATATAGATAACATTGCACTTGTACTGCAGAAAGAATTGATGTGCAGACAGTTGGATCTAGTGCCTATATGGTATCGAACGATATATGATGTCGGTTCTCAAAAAGCAAGAGTTATTGGGATCCAGGATATAAAACAACAGATGTATGACTATATCGCAGTGGCTGGATTGTCTGAATTGATTGCAGGATTAGGAAAGTACCAGTGTGCTTCTTTACCGGGGTAGTGTAAAGAATTTATGAAAAACTCGGTATGAGAAGATTGAAATTTGAATAAATTATTTATACGCTTC